TATCGTTTAGGTGTTTTTAGTGTGATTTCATAGGGCAGCGTTCGAGTAGTTAGCTGCCCTTCTTTAAAAACAAAGGTAATGGACGACAAAGTAAGACCAATTAAGTTAATAAAATCTTTTAGATCAGATTGGGAGTTTATAGCATGGGCAATGCAAGGTACAAAGGCAGACTTAGAAGCCTGCATAGAGGAGTTTGGTATAGATGGTCTATACTGGCATTGCGAGGTAATGGATGATATAATACTTAGACAAAACTAATGGCGACTATCAGAAATGGACTAGTAGTATTATCCCCCGATTTACTACATAGTCCTTATTTTATTTTAACTAATCAGAGTATCAATGACAACAGAGGCATTAGATTTATTAACAGAGATAGGTCAGCTACTTGTAAAGATTCAATTAGAGTTAGAGAAGAAAGATACAAAGCATAAGAAGGATAACTTAGACCCTCTTACAGGTTACGAGGAATGGGTAAAGCAAGAATGTGAAGAAGCCATCCCAAAGATAAGAGAGCATATAAAAGATTCAGATTTGTACGCATAAGAATTAGAATGTTTTTAATTGGGTTATACCATCATGCAGGAATATTACAATACGCCTTATCAGAGGTATTAGCACCGTTAAACTAATGAGTAACACAGTAAAAGGTAAACTAGAAGGACAAAGAGTAAAGGCCAGGAGGAAGGACAAAGAAACCGTAGAGCTAACAGTAAGCGACAGTAACGGCACTTCTACCATACTGCTAAACTCAACTGCAATAGAACTGCTAGTGAATAGATTAGACAGCCTTTTTGAAGAAATGGAAGTATGATGTTATTTATATTAATAAGTTAACAATAGTTTACAAGGATGGACTTAAAAAAGAAAAACTTTATAAAGGCTTATAAAAAGTCTTACGGGAATATATCAGAATCCTGTAGGGCTGTTTCTATTTCTAGGACTGCTTATTATAAATGGATGAAAACCGATGAAGAGTTTAAGTCAGAGATAGAAGGAGTCCAACCTGATGAAGACTTTTTGGACTTCTTAGAACATAAAGCAAAAGAGAGAATAGAAGAAGGTTCTGATAGCGTTTTAATATTCGCACTAAAGGCTAAGGGCAAGAGTAGAGGATGGATAGAGAAGCAAATAATAGAGAATCAAGATACAATCTTTGCTAATATAGAAATAATAGAAGACGATGGCGAAGCAGAAAGCCAGACTGACAATAAAGAGCAATCCAATATATAAGAAGTATGCCTCTGGTTATTCTGGTAGGTATCTTTTTTATTTTGGTGGCGGTGGTAGTGGAAAGTCTATAGATGCTATACAAAGGATAGTAACTAGGGTAATTAGTCAGGGAGATGCTAAACATAAGTTCTTATTTATACGTAAAGTAGCTAACACTATAAAGGATTCTATATGGGATACTACAGAGGAAGCATTTAGGCAGTTTGGTTTATTAAGTAAGTGCAAACTAAATAAGCAGGAAAAGTCAATAGTATACCTGCCCAATGGGAATCAAATAATAATGAAGGGCTTAGATGATTCTGAAAAGATAAAGTCTATTAGTGGGATTACTGGAATACTAATAGAGGAGATAACGGAATTAACAGAGGCAGACTTTATACAACTAAATCTAAGGCTAAGAGGACAAACTAAATACCCGAAGCAGATTTTTGCTATGTTTAACCCTGTTGATGGGGATCACTGGCTGTGGCAATATGTAGAGCCACAACTGAAAGGTCGAAAGAAGACACCTAAGAATGTTAAAAATATTGAGTATCTTTGTGATAATGTATGGCAATTTGATACTATCACCCCTGATGGTGGAGCGTTAAATACTAGGGTAATAAATACTAATTACAAGCACAATAGATTTATTGACCAAGACTATATAAATACCCTTAAGATGCTGTCTAGTGTGTCAGAGAATCACAGTATAGTATACGAAGATGGAAGATGGGGTCAAACCGAGAAGGGGAATTCTTTTGTACATCAGTTTAGAGAGAGTAAGCACACGGGAGAAGTAGAACTAATAGAAGAAGCAGTATTACACTACACACAGGATTTTAACGTTAGTCCTTATATGAGTGGGTTGGTTATACAAATGAGGTATGAGGATGATGGATTTTGGCAGGGATTTAGTCAGTATTGGGAAGTTAATGTATTAGATGAATTATCGCTTGAGCATCCCTTGAATACTGCTCAAGATTGCGGCGAAGAGTTAGGGAAAAGATTTGATTTATACAAGGGGCTTTATCTTTATGGTGATGCTTCGGGGAACAATAGGACAGGTTTAAAGGATACCAAGACTCTTTTTGAAGATTTGCTAAAGGGGTTGCCTTTTAGGCCGAACATGAGAATACCTAGCCAGAATCCAAGGTATAAGCGAATAGCTAAGGGTTCATTAGGTAGGCTTAGTTTTATAAACCTTCTCTTTAGCGGGAAGATACCTGTAAAAATAAAGATTAGTCCAAAGTGTGCTAACTTTATTAGTGACTTAAAGTATTGTGTACAGAATGCAAATGGGCAAATGGATAAGAAGGTTAGAGATGGTCACCACTTAGATGCATTCCAGTATTTTGTATGTCACCCTGAATCATTAGGATATTTAGCAGAGATTAGAAATAATAAAAGATAATTATAACAATTCTAATCAACAGCAATAAAATGAATAAGAGACTAGAAAAAGTTATAGGCGGTTACACTCATAAGGACTACTGTTATACGGTAGACCTGGCGAAGTTTTATAGACAAGTAGTTACGGGAGAGGATCAAAAGGAATTGATAGTAAACTATAAGCCCCGTGAAACCAACGAACAGAAGGCACAAAGAGTGCGAATAACCCAAAACCGTACAAAGTCTATAGCGGATAAAATAGAGGGGTTCTTTAAAAAGACATTCAGACCAGATAAAATTAAGTTTGAAGTAGTCCACGACAGCGAAGAACAGCAAGATAGAGTAAAAGGCCATTTAGACAGATACGGGAATGATGGACAGAGCTTATTAACATGGTGTGAAGAGGCTGCACTATTCTACAATAACATAGACCCTAATGCGTTCTATTGGGTTAAGCACACAAGAAAAGACGAAGTAGATAATTTTGAACCGTTTGTTTTTTCTTCTGAGGAAGTAAAGAACTACAAAATAGAGCAGGGTTTAGTTAAGTGGTGTGTTTGCGAGGTTACAGAGACTATAAATTATTCTACAAAGGATTCCCAAAATGAAAAATCTATTTCAATTCTGTACTATTTCAGTAAAGAGGGTTTAGAAATAGCGATAGAACTTAATGCAGATGTAGAAGAGCATACAGATTTCTATAAGATGTTCCAAGATGAAGAGGGCAACTATTTAGAGGGGATAGAGACCGAGGATAAAAAGGATAAAACCTTTTTACTGATGTTCGAGGAAAGCGATAGCGGGATTGTTCCTGTAACTAGAATGGGCTACAGCCACGATAAAAAGACAGATAAAAGAACTTATGTTAGCTTTTGGGATGGTGCAACAGAAGAGTATAAACAGCTTATTAATAGAGGTTCTGAGTATGACTTAAGCTTAACCCTCCATGCATTTTTACAGAAGATAAGTTATTACACTCCTTGTGATTATCAAGATGAAATGATGCATCGCTGCCAAGGTGGAATATTGCATCCATCAGAGAAGACGTGCCCATCATGTAGTGGTACAGGTAAGAAAGTTCATACAAGCTCACAAGATGTAATAGAAATACAGTTGCCTAATTCAGATGGCGATAATATAAACATTAGCCCTAGAGATTTAGTACATTATGTAGAACTTCCAACGGAGATACTTAAGCAACAAAAAGAAGATGTTGACGAATTTAGCGGGAAAATTACCGAGTCCGTATTTGGTGTTAATATATCAGATAGGAACGGCACGGATCATGCAACGGCGACAGCTGTAAGAAGCTATAAAGATACAGCGCAAGATATTCTATTTGACTTCACAAAAGCCCCTAGAAGACTCTTTTTATTTACCGTTGAAGTTATAGCTCGAACTTTAATGATTGAAGATATAGGGGCTTCTTTACTGTATACTAATCGCTATGACTTAGAGAGTGAAGAACATTTGATTGATTTACTACAAAAGGCAAAGGCAGCAGGGGCAGGAGCTGCAGTAATAGATAATATTATGGATAGGCTTTCTGTTAAGCAGAACAGGGAAGATTCAAGCCAAATGAGTATTTTTAAGGCACTTAGGCAATTTATACCATTCTCACAAGTGGAAAAAGATGTATTAGTGCCTTATGTTTTAGATCTCCCTGATAGTAGCTTACAAAAAGCATTGTTTTTGAATAGCAAAGAAATAGCAATAGACTTAGCAAATACAGTATCTACATTTTTAGATATGGATTATGAGGTACAGAAGGCCGAAGTAATGAGAGTGGCACAGCTTTACGCACAGCAGGCGCAATCAGATAATAGCGTAAGAAATATAGCAGAGTTTAGAGAAAGCGATATAGAGGACATAGAAGGGTAATAGATGGGATTAACAATAAAAGAATTAAGGAAGGTAGCTAGAAAGCGTAGCAGGATGCTTAGAAGAGCAGAAAGCGGCTTACTGAAAAGAGCTGGCAATATGGAAAGAAAGCTTAATGCTTACCTTCTTAATATTTTATTACCATCATTAGATATTAGCAATGGGAATATTACAAACACTCAAGCTAATTTAAGGAAAATAAATAGTGCTAGTGGCTTAAAAAACTTTATTAAGAACGTAGTTAATCTAGAGATGTTTAAATACTACGATAAAGAATTTGATAAACTATCAGGGCAAACGAATAGATATTTTAATAGATTCGAACCAACGGAGGCAGCAGCAAAGAGGATTACAGACAGAGGTAAGACTATGGTAGATGGTTTTGTAGACGAGTTATTTGGTAACAACCAGATTGTTAAAAGTATACAGGAAAATATAAGAACAGCGATACGAGGAGAGAGAAACATAACAGACTTTAAACAGGTTCTTACGGATCAAATAAAGGGCAAGGAAGATAAGCTAGGTTTAATTAGGTCTTATCACTACCAGAACGGTTATAATGAGTTTCAGGCTTATTCCAGAAGCTTAGATAATGATTTTAGTAAAGCTTTAGATTTAAACTATGCTATCTACGCAGGTGGAGAGATAAAGACTACTAGAGACTTTTGCGATGATAGGAACGGGAATGTTTATAACAGAGAGACTATATTAAGTTGGAATCATACTCCTGCTACATGGCAAGGAAGGAAGGAAAATAATGACATTCTAATAGATATGGGTGGTTATAATTGTAGGCATGATTTTGATTGGATTAGTTATGCGTTAGCAAGAAGAATAAATCCTAATATAGAGAAAAGCGAATTTGATAAGTAATGGCATTTAAATACTACTTAAATAACGAAGAGTACACACCTATTAATACAGGTGGCTTTAGCTTTGATATTCAGTTAGTCAAAGATGCGGGCGCATACCACTATACTACAGAATTAGGCGGTAAGATTGTTTTTGGTGGTAGTGCTTATGACTTTATACTTAAGCATAGCGATTGTCAAAGGGTAGAATTAAGAATAGAAGAAACCTGCACAGAGGGAACATTTAAAATACTTGATTTATACTTTACTAATCGTGATTGTACATGGAAACCCGATTTAAAACAAGTAGAGATACAGCCTAGGGCTAATACTCTTTATCAATGCCTATTGGATAATTATGACAGGAAATTTAACTTCTTAGAGACTCCTAATGTTGTGTCTTCATTCTTTGACAGTACACCTAACTTTGAATATGTTGTTAGAATCCCTGAAAATACACTATACCCTGAAGATTTACCGAACTTTGGAAGCTATGTAGAAGTTTTCCCTGGTGATACATCTCCTTTCTTTGGGTTTGTAGTCTATGTTAGAGAAATAGTGACTACTTACTGTCAAGGTGGAGAGCCTCAACCCCCTGCGGGTGAAGGTTGGGAGATATTAGAGGATAATTGCGAAGGAAGGAACTTAGTGAAGTGGTATAGGAAACCTCCTGTTTTTGTCGATCCATTATTACTTATTGGCAACTTCGGAGGGTCTACTTGTATTGCTCCTTGTGTACCTTCTCCTCCTCCTGTTACTGTAGATGAAGAAGATTGGTTTCTAATGGATACTTTAGAGTTAGCAGGTACTATATTTTCATTCTGGGTGGATTATAACATAATAAAAGAGGGGCAATTTGATTTAAACAATGGGCGGTTATTTACTGACGTGGTAAATTATGGACTCAATAAGCATTGTGAGGAATTAGACTTGCAAAGTCAATTTCTTTTTCAAGATATAAACCCTGTAACAGGTAATACGCCATCAACTACGAAAGGCATCCAAATGCACGCCATAAGCGATGTGAAAGACCCTGAAGCAGACGAAGCAGCTACAAGAGAACTAACCACATTAAAAGAGATATTGGAAGGATATGTTAGCTCTAAACTTAATTGCTTTTGGTATATAGACGAGAATACAAAAAGGCTAATAGTAGAGCATTACAACGACTTAAACAATACTTCCACATTAGATTTAACAGCAATAGAGGGCGGGAAATGGCTAAGGAATAAGAACCAGTATGAGTATGACAATACAGACATACCAAGAGCTGAGGAATTCCCAAGTTTAGATAGCTCAATAGACTTTACAGGAGTTAATATAGATTATGACAATCCATGCGCCACAGGCAATAAAGCATATAATACAGACAAGTTCTTTAGTGAGGTGGCGGTTATTATTGGAGAGCCTGACGAATTCCCAAGCGATGGTATTGTAATGATTACTCCTGACAGCCTAAACCCCGAAGATATAAGCGCTGAAAGCGGGGCAATAACTGGCGACTTTTTACCGAACAGCCCACAAGGTATGGCCAACTTGCACGGTAAGTTCTGGAAGTACTATAGACCATTCCCAAATGGAGAACTAAACTTTAATAATGAAGAGTTTAATAAGAATAGACCTGTAAAGAAGCTACAAACTGTACAAGTGCCTATATGTTGTTTCCGTTTCTTTGATCCGAGAGCAAACTTTATAGGCAACAACTTTACAGATGGCCAATTACAGAGCGCAACTTATAGCCCTGCAACGGGATTTATAGAACTAACGATACAATACAATGAGTAGTTTACATATATTAAATAAAAGCACAAGGAATAAAATAGGCGGCGGCCTTCCTTTTTATAACAAGACAGATTATATCTTTAGTTTTGAAAATAACTGTTTTAATAATGATGATGGTTTATGGACTGTACCAGATGACAAAATACCTACTTTCCAATTATGTATAGATCAAGGAACGTTAGTTAGTATCAGATTTAGACAGACTTACGGGTCTAATAATTTTGTACCTATGACTCAGCCTAATTGGTTTTATGCGAATGCTACCCTAACCAATGGGATAACCATTACGGGGGTACAGATAAACGGCCAACAAAAGTATATTTACGAGAGTTCAGATAGTGTAACTTTAGCGCCTACTGTGCCTCATGCAAAATGGATAATAGAGTTAGTAGTAAACGATGGATTAGAAGAGTTTACATACTATAGTGAGGAATTTTCAGTAAAAGATTGTTGTTAATGAGCTTCTTAGATTTTGCCATATCACTAAAGTTAGTAATAGATGAACTAGAAGAAACTAGAGAGAGGGAGTCTATTTTAATAGGTCAAGAGCTTACGGCCTTAGTTAGGCGAAGAGTGCAGAATGACAAAGTTAATAGTATAGGCTCTTTGTTTACTCCTTATACTCCTGCATGGGCGAAGATTAGAGAGGACAATAATCTGCAAGCAGAGCAGAAAGATTTTACGTTTAGCGGCCTCATGTGGAAGAATATAGGCGTAACAGATGTTGATAATAATAGCGGCGTAACAGAGGTTAGTATAGGAGGTCAGACGGAACGATCGGCCACTATATTAGAGGGGCAAAGTACTAGAGATGGGAATATAATAGAAACTAACGAACAAGAGGTGCAATTTGTAGTAGAAGCACACCAAGAAAGAATATTTGGAGTATTGAATAAATTTCTATAATGAAGATTAGATACATAATAGACGAA